CGTGAGTTGGAAAGAAATTTAAGAATACCGGATGAAACTAGAACAAAACTTATAAAACTTAGAACTGAAAAGATTCAGGGTCTTATGAAGACCGGTGTTGTTTTAATGAGGCAAGTTGGTTTAAAGGAGCAGTAAAGCTCTATCTATGATAGTAACGGCACTACTCCTATATCAAAACTTTACGTATTTTTTTTGTCTATGGCTTCAGATGCCAGAGCCGAATAGCCACATATGTCCACATAGCTATCTTCATGATTTGGAGTTTCAATTAGTCTAGACAACTTAACTGCTATCATACATTGATAAACTTGTTCTACAGTAATATCCTTTATCAACAGCACAGACCATATCTTTGCTATCCTTTCATGGTTCTCATAAGCATCTCCGTACTCAGTTGCTCTGTCGCCAGTAATTAAAGCACTAGCCTTAACTAATGTATTTTTTCTATGTGCTTTTTTATCTGTCATTCTGAATCATCCTCTAAATAATCTTCTATTGTTTCTATTTGATGTTGGTTAATAAATACAGGAGTGTCATCGCCCACCCAAGAGCCAATCACGTTGTAATCAAAGTACTCCATAGCTTCTTCTTCCGTCATGTCATGATCGTGAGCAAGTATAAGAATACATTTGTTGTAATCGTATAAAGCAACTTGCTTTCTGTCGAAGGCACTTATTGTACTGCCTATAAAGGCTTTCTCTAATCCATCTGCTAATTTCATATTTTTTCCTCTCCTCTTATTTTGGCTGCCGAGACAATAGAGTAAAACTTTACATAAAGTTTTTTGTTTCAGCTATTATTTTAAATTGATTTATATTGAAATGGCAAACAGGTTCTTGATCTTGCCAATCATTTCTATCTGATCTTCCACCTTGTTTTATTATAAATTCACTTCTTAGGTTTATCCAGCCCGTATAATCAGACCAACAAACAATTAATAAAGATTTTGTGTTAGTCATATCTGCTAATATTCTAGCTTCTTTTACTTTAGATAAAGATAATATATATGTTTTGTAATCGTTTAATCTGCTGGTTCTACATTTGACTTCTGTAAACCCTATATGTGTACCATTGCGATACATCGTATAATCTAATTTGTATGATATTGGTAGTTTGGCATAAGATACACCCCACTTTTGTGAGATGTATCTTAAAGCATTTTGTTCTTCTCCCAAGTTCTTTGGGGATTCGTACATTACCCTAGACATAAAAGTTTATGTAATGTTTTCGGATCGTTGTTTTAACAGCCAATCCTTTACTTCTTGTTTATCCCAAAGTCTTTTCTGCCTTTGTTCAGACTTAGTAATGTTAAAGGACTTGGGGAATTCTCTGCCCTCATTGTTTATCAATCCATAAACAGACATTTTGCTTATAGACAAATATTTAGCGACAGCATCTATTGTTAAAAAATCAGCACTAACATCAGCATTGTTTTCAGATTTCCTTAATGTCATTATCTTTCCTTTCTTCCGGTGTACCATCGTCATTTACTTTAACCATGGCAACCACATATCTAGAGCCTACCCAATCCTTGTGCAGTTGCTCCGGAACATCATTAGGATGAATAGTAAGTTTAATGTTTGTTCCATTTTTGTCTTGCATCATAGATGTTTTGACAGCCTCAAAATTTATATTAGGTATTGTGCTTTCCATTAATATCTCCCTAAAATGGTATTTCATCATCATCAATAGTACTCGCTATCGCTGATGTATTTCTGTTAATAGTGGTGTTGTTATTAGAGCCAAAGCTATTGCCTTGAGTCTTGTTTGCATTGTATTCCTCAAATACATTGCTCCGAATAGAAAGAAAAGCCTTTCCACTTTTTGAACTCATCTTCTTCCAACCAACAAGATTAAACTTAGGTTTAGAAACTCCATCATTTTTTTGTTTGATAAGATCGTCTATAACCTCATTAGACAATTCCATGTACCCTGTGTAGTCCGGACTTTTTTCTGATTTCTTATTTCGTGCCTCAAATAAAGAGCCACTTGGTGGGTATTCAGTCATATATCTTCTCCTTGTTATTTATTTTTTAATTTATCTGCTCTTTCAAGAAATGCTGTAGACACTTCTCCAAAGGCATCGCCACTTAGATTTTTAAGTTCCTTTAATGCTTGAGCATTTTCGTTCTTAAACTTCCTAAGATTATCTATATTGTCATCCGGCATAAACGTAAGGAAAACAGTTTTGATAACCTCAACACCCTCTTTTACAGGAATACTTTCAACTTTATCTGAAGACACATCTTTGACAGATATAGTTTCTTCTTTAACTTCTTCTTCTTTTTTAAATCCTTTCTCTAAAGTTCCACCATTTATTTCTACAGGTCTCTCTTCTTTAAAGGCATCTGCCTCGTCTTCTGCATAAACATCCCCATGTAACCCAACTAGCTTTAAGATAACCCTGTCTTTGGCTCTCTTTTCAGCCATAGCATATGGATAACTGTTCTTGTTGTTGGATGGAGATGCCTCTCCTATAGACCACTCTGATTTATCGCCCATCTTTCCTGTTACTAAAAGACTTACGATCCTATTTTCAGAATTACATTCCAATATAGTAGGCTCATTAAAAACAATCCCTTTTTTAACAGCGACTTTTTCCAATGCCTTATGCAACAGAACATAAGTTCCATGACAATTCCATCCGGCTTGATCCGGTGTCATGCCAATTTCCCTCAATGTTTCTCCAACATTTTCCGGTATATCACTTTTCATTTATTATTCCTTTCACTTAGTGTTAAAGATTTCTGTTTTATAAGAATCGTAATGGCTTACTTTCGTAAACTTTCTTTCAAATGTTGTTTTCTTAATGCCACCTTTTATTTTTTGATAGGTAACTAATTCTTGACTAATTATATCTCCTTTGTTCTCCGGGAAATAACTATCGTCTAGAACCTCATTAATTTTACATAGATTATTTGTTGGCAAATAACATAAGTCTACTTCTCTATTACTTTTCATTTTTTCTCTCTTTCTCTTTCTTTTCTATTAGCAAACCAAATTCATATCCTTTTCTGTAATAAGCTGAACTCTTATTCTGTTCGTACTTATCTTTATAAAAGATGCTATCCTCTATCCCTTGCTTAAATACAGAGAGATAGTTACTTCTTTTTGAATCAACTATGCTATTCATTGTTTAAGCCAATTTCTTATTTTATCTCTTATATACATATAAATTTTTATAGGCATACATACATAAGCACCCTTACCTTTGTTTGTTGCCTCAATTATATGCTCAGATATTAAAGATGATTTTGGCGATCTAGTACCCATTATTTTTCTAGATTTCAACTTAACAACTCCACTCTTTTTTCTTACTCTTACTACCTTTGTTTTTTTTATATCACTTGGATATTTTATATTATCTTCTGTCATTTTATACCTCATTGTATTGATCGCAAAATTTAGCAACTGAACAATAGTTGCCCTTACATCGTGTGTATTCTCCACCACGAAATTCTATTTCTGTAGCATCACTAGGATGCAGTCTATGTTGATGATAAACTTCTTGATAGTCATGAGCTGATTGTTCGTTATCAAACACTTTCAAAGCTCTCTTTAATTTCTTTTTCTTTAATGCCCAAGAGTTTTTCTTTTGCCATCTTTCATCGTTTGTACATAGAGGAAAAGAACCATTTAAATCATAATTTACTTGAGCCTCTTGATGAATTGAAATTCTTTCAGACACATAATTTTTTGCATCTTCTTCATTCCAAATAGGAATGTCTACGTAAACTATAGGTGCTTGTGGATAATCTTCTCTTCTCTCTGCCTCTCTTCTATTCCAATCCCTAAGTATTGCACATATTTTTATAGAACCAACTTTCCATTCTTTAAAAAAATGCTTTTCTCTGAACAGCCAAGCATAGCAATTTAATTGCTTTTCCCATTCCGGTTTGCCATGAATTACTGACCAAACTGATGTTACTTTGTAATCTATTATTGTTGCTATACCATCTTTGATTTCTTGCCTATCCATAGCACCGGATATAGTCCATCCATTAAGATCAGAGTACAATCTTTCTTCGTTAATAATTTTATCTGATGGATGACCTACCCTTGGGTAAGTGTTAGAACTTTCTAACACAGAGTGTACAGCAGTTCCAAACAATGCCCAAACCATATCGACAGCATCAATTTCTATCTTGTCATTATAAGAATCTTTCATTACTCTGACCCTTGGACTGTCAATTAAAGAGGTTACAGAAATATCTGCTTTACCCTTGCTGTACTTATCATTTATGGCAAAATCTACGAAAGGTTGGGGCATCCCAAAGTTGTTGGTTATTTTCATTTTAATCTCCTACTACACACATTTCGTTATACAGAAAGGAAAAACTATGTCAACACAATTACACACAAGCACAAATTTTATTATCTATGGAGAGCCGGCAAGCAAGGCAAACTCTAGAAAAATAGTTAATTTTGGGAAAAGATTTGGAGTAATAAAATCTGATAAAGCTAGAAATTATGAAAAAGAATTTGCCCCACAATGCCCCACATTAGAAAAACTTATTGAAAAAGATGTGAAAGTAGAGTTAATTGTATACTATGCTTCACGTAGACCGGATTTAGACGAAAGTGTTATCTTAGATTGTATGCAAGGAAAGATTTATGTTAACGACAGACAGGTCAAGCAAAAGTTTGTATATTGGGGTTTGGACAGAGATGCACCACGAACTCACATCAGAGTCACGACTTTGGAAACATGTGATGTGCCAAGCGATTTCTGATTCGTATCTAGGGGATAACAAAGAAAAATTATCTGTAGCAAAATGGGTAAAATCAGATGATTTTATTTACGTTTGTGACATGGCAAATTTTAATGCTGAGAATTTACAAAAAAAAATGAAAGAGATTTTAACTAGCAAACCTGTTGTGGCAAGATACATTGGGGAAAGGTTAAAAAAAGCAATTCAAAGCAGAGCATTTAACATGTAGTTATAACCATCTTTAGGGTTATAACCATCTATATGGTTATAACCATCTATATGGTTATAAATATATATAATATAAATATATATAATATAAATATATATAATATAAATATATAATATAAATATATATATATATAAATAAATAATTTTTCTTGTTGACGAATATTTTTTTTAGATTTAACTATGGGTTGTGTAGTGAGGAGAAATTAATGGAAATAAAACACTCAATTAGAGATGTAGGATTACGTCTTGGTAGTGGTCAGCATAAGATTGCTTGCCCTTTTTGTTCTGATTCAAGAAGAAAAAAAAATCAAAAAACTTTATCATTAAAAGTCAATGAAGAGGCATTATTTTATAATTGTTGGCATTGCAACGAGGATGGTGGAATAAAATTTAATGACAACAGCTTTAGAATTGTGAGGAGAGATAATGTGAGTAACATAAGCAAGCCAATACCTGTTGAACAGAAAAATGGATGGGGGGTTATTGGCGATGGGAATGGTAGCTTACAATATTTGCAAAGCAGAGGAATATCAAAAGAAACAGCAGAAAAAATTGGTGTAAAATTTACAAGGCAATACATCGCAACAGCACAAAAAGAAGTTCCCTGTATAGTTTTCCCTTATCAAAATAAAGGCATATGTAATTTTGCAAAGATCAGATCATTTCCGGAAAAAGGTTTTTCTAGTCAAGGTTCAGCTTTAAACTTTTATAATATTGATAACGTAAAAGAAAAAGATTGGGTCATTATTTGCGAGGGAGAAATGGACTGTTTGTCTTTCATTGAGAGTGGTTACGATAGTGTAATATCAATTCCTCATGGTGCTGTTATGAAAGTTGTTGATGGCAAAGTTGATCCCCATGACGATGGCAAATTTAAATTTATATGGAACTCAAAAAAAATATTAGATGGATGCGATAAAGTCGTCATCGCTATGGACAATGATGCATCCGGTGTTGCTATGGAAGAAGAAATAGCTAGAAGAGTAGGCAAGGATAAATGTTACAAGGTAGTTTATCCATCAGATTGTAAGGATGCCAATGAAGTTTTGGTTAAGTATGGGAAAGAAAAGCTAAAGGAATTAGCTGAAAAGCCAATCCCATATCCTGTTTCCGGATTGTATGATGCCTCTCATTTTTATGATCAAGTAGATGATATTTATGAAAAAGGAATTGGAACAGGGATATCCACAGGATATAAAGAAGTTGATGACCTATACACAGTCGTAGAGGGTCAGTTAACTGTTGTTACAGGGCATCCATCATCCGGTAAATCTGAATTTGTAGATCAAATAATGGTAAACATAGCAAAAGAAAAAGGATGGAAGTTTGGCATATGTTCTTTTGAGAATGAACCAAGAATACACATAGCAAAACTAATAAGTAAGCACATGGGAAAGCCATTTTTTGATGGGCATACACCTAAATTAAATAGACAAGAATTAGAACAGGGCAAGAAATTTGTTTTGGATAACTTTTGTTTTTTATATCAAGCTGATGGATCGCTATCTACGTTGCAAAGTATATTAGATAGAATGAAAGTTGCTGTTATGAGACATGGTATTAGAGGTGTAGTTATTGATCCATACAACTATATAGCAAAGGACATGACAACCTCTGAGACAGATTGGATATCTGATATGCTCACTAAGTTAAGAGTATTTGCACAGGCTCATGGAATACATATTTGGTTTGTTGCTCATCCTACAAAAATGATGAGAAAAGATGATGGCTCTGTACCACCACCAAAAGGATATGATATAGCCGGATCAGCATCTTTCTTTAGTAAAAGCGATGTAGGTATGACAGTTCATAGACCTAATGCATCAACATCAAACGTCAGCCAAATATTAATTTGGAAATGTAGGTTTTCTTGGGTAGGATCAATTGGGGAGTGTAATTTAGAATTTGATAAAATTACATCAAGATATAATTCTATTTCTAATATACAAAGAAGTAAGAGGGATATGTTAGCTCCACCTAAAGCAAAGGCAGTTAGGAATTGGCATGACAAAGATAATGAAGAATACGATGGGATCAAGTTCTAATAAAGATAATAAAAAGGACTATGGTGCAGAACTATTAGGCAAGCATCATAGTCTTAAAGCAGAGTTTATAGGTAGCTCTAATGAAGTAAGATTTAGAGTGGTTGATCAGTCAACCTTAGATAAGCTACTTATGAATGATAGTATATCTCTTGACCAATACAAATGCTTAGACAATCTTTATTCCGATTTTCATAGAGCCGGATTGATTGGTATAAAAGCATCAAATTATAATCCTAGGATTAACTCTAGTTACGAGGCTAGAGGAGAGGCTGAAGTTATTTTAAGAAGAAAAGTTTCTAATTGTTTGTCTGCTATTAAGAGTTCAGGGGGGATAAGGTCATACGATATTCTAATAAAGTTATTGCATGACAGAAGTCTTGTAGAGCAAGACTTGAAATGGATAAGTGTTTTGGGGAATTTTAATTTGATATGTGAGCCAACAGAAAAGTTTTATGAAACTTGGGGAATTAGTTGACACAGTTTTAAGGTGGGATTATGTTTCGTTTGAGGGTATTCATATTCTCTTACTACACACACACTAGACCGGCTACATACGTATAGCCGGTCTTTTTATATGTGAAAGTTTACGTAAAGTTTTACTCTAAGCAATACTGCACCCCCACTAAAGTAGAGTTAAACCTTTTTCTTTTTTCTTTTTTTCATAGTTCTCATTAGCTTTGTTACTTCTAAAAGAGTAAGTGCTTGGAGACATTACGTCTGCAAGCGATGAAACACCTCTTGCCATTGAAGTTTCAGCAGTAAAAATTCTTCCTTTAAGAACTTCATTTATAGCTTGAGGATCGTCTTGAAAAGCATCTGAACTTATTTCCAAATCTTCATTTGTCATTTTACTATTTCGTAAAGACAAATTGGTTGTTAATTCTTTTGCTTTAGAATTAGTTCCTATGTAACCACCTCTGCAATCATGACATAATGTGGCTTTAGTTCTTTCATGTTTAGTATTTTTAAGTCTTACCTCACAGTCTGAACAATGATCTATACTTCCTTTAGGCATCTAGTCCTCCATTTATATTTAATGCTACAAACAGCATATTATTTTTTGTTAGTTTCATACAAGGGATAATGCAATACCCCTTGTATGAGGCTCTAAGAGCCTTTGTTGTGGCTTTCCATACATTAACTGACCATAATTTTAAAGAGATCGCAGTTTTGCCCATAATCACTTTCATTGAAAAATCTTTGAGGGGAAAGTAATTTAGAGATGTATAGCTTTGAGGTTAAGGGGAATATCAAATAAAAACCCTTACGAACCCACTTTCTCGCACCATTTGGAGTGATCTCTCCCCCTATTCTTTAATAACTAATTTTGCTAGACCAACTGCCATAACTGTTATGCCAACTGAACCAAAGAGACATAAAGACATAAGCCTACCAAATGTCTGTGTCCAATAACCATATGGATCAGATATTAAAGCCATAGCCATTACGAATATACAGCAACCCATAGCAAATATTAAAAAGCCATCTGTTTTAGTCATTCTTCATTCTCCTTTTTATGCTCTGCAATGCACTTATCACACTCTTCTAAACCCTCCGGAGGTTCATCTAAGTGAAACATTTCTGCACAAACTGTACACTCATACTCGCCCATTATTCATCCTCCCATTTTGATATTTTCGTTCTCAATCGATCTGCAAAACCACTTCTAGCAATATCTTCATGCCATCTTGGAGTTCTGTCTAGAATGTCAAGTTCTGCATCATCATCAATAGATAAATAAATATGAAATTCCTCTGAAATATTCTCATCAAGAAAATGTTTTATCTTTTCAATTAGATCATTTTTCTGATCCGGGAAATTATCCGGATGAATTTCAACACCATTTTTTTCTAATTTTCCAAAAACATATAGCATCTCGTCATTAATTTTCTGCTCCATATATCTCAATGCTTTTAATTGACCTTGCAGTTTAGCTATTCTTTTAGCTTTTATTATTTCGTGTTTCATATTTCTTCTCCCATTTTTTTATTTGTTCTAATAAATTTTCAGCTAGTTCTTGCCTACCTGTAATAATATCATCTTCATGATCTCCTAAAAGATTAATAAAATTGGTTTCACTTACTAAATATTCTTTTATTTTTCCATTTAGTTTAACGTATTTGTTTAATCCAAATTGGAGATTTCTTTTTTTATTCATATTTCTTCTCCCTTATTTAAATCTACAGCTCTAAGCATCCTCTGCTCGTCTGTTTCTCCGGCATTGCGAATATTTATTTCATCAACAATTTCACGAATAACTAAATAATTAGTGTCACAAATATTTGGTGCATTTTCAATTATAAAATCTGCAACGTGTTTGAATTGATAATTTAATATATCGTCTGTTTGCTCCAATGGAATAACACCATACTTTTTCTCATAGGCATTTAGACCAAAGGTTTCATGCAAATCTGCTCTATTCATATTACACTCCCATTTTTTTTAAGATTTCTTTTTGAACCCTACCATTCATAACATTTTCAACTCTTCTGAAATTGTCAGATGCAGATGTAATAGCTACTGCCGGATTATAGATTGTCTCGTGAGTGGTTTCTTCTCGTTGCCAACTAGCAAGTTCTTTTGTCTCTACTGAAAAAGGTTTTGTTTGGTAAGCTAAATACCAAAGGTCTTTTTCCAAGGCAATAACACCATCATGACAAGTAATTAAATCAACTTTATAAACATCAATGCCATTTACTTTTAGCCTGTCCACAGGGATAGGCTTTGCTGATGCAACAAAAGCAAGTTTACTTTTATAAACTGTATGAGTTAATCCCTTTAAAAAAATATTTTTAAACCAAGATGGCTGTAAGAATAATTCATTATTAAAATTATGATAATCATAACCCTCTGATCTTTTTTGTTTAGCCGGTATTAATGCAATTTGGCTATTCAAAACACTACAATCTATTGTTATATTGGTTCTTTCATGATTTCTATGCCACCATCCATTTGCATAGTTCATAGTCAATTTAATATTTTTCTCATGTATAGATTGCCCACCAAAAAATTTATGAGTGTAATTTCTTTCTTTTCTATTATTCTTGGTATGTAAAGCTGATCCAAGTTTACGATACTTCCTGTGACTTCTTAATGAAGTGACCATATGCATTACAGAAGAAAAAGCATGATTTGTATGATGGTCTTCGTTTTCAAGTATGTTCGTGCATTGTGTATATTCTTCATCAGATAATTTTTTTCCAAAAGGAGAAGTTCTCCCCCTACTGTTTACAGTAAGAAATCCTATAATATATCCTTTTTGTTTATCGTTAAAACCAAATGTTTTTATTCCATCTTCTAAGAATTTTTCAAATGATATCATAATGTTTTCTTTTTTAACTAAAACATCTCTTGTCTTAAATGTTATACTTTCCATAATTTTTTCCTTTGATTTGATGATAGTAATGATAGTAGTAATTTTGAGGGTGCGATCATACAGGAGCATATTGCTTTGCCCCTGTATGGGCATCCTAGAGCCTCGCATTTAGTGAAGATAATCATTTCATCTTCATAAATGTAGTCTGACCTATAGGGGCATCATTAGAGTTCATATCTGTACTTACCCATAAAACAGGATATTGCTGTTCTTCTTTTGGGAAGTCATGAATACCCATATCAGTAAAGTATATTAAGCTGTCCACCTCTACATCATTGTCTTTGATGTAATTAAATACAGGGGCAACACATGTTCCACCTCTACCATTGGCAGACATTTTTTCTATTTCTTCGCCTTGCTCATAACGAATAACATTTTGAATTGTTGCATCGCATGTGATGATGGTCACAGACATAGGCTTTAATTCTAAAGAAATTTCATTAAGACCACCTAAGAAATAGTTTAACTCTTTCTGACTTACAGATCCGGAGCTATCTATACCAACAACTATATGACCAACACCATTACATTGAATGGTTGGGGCATATATATCGTGAGTAACAAACATTTTTCTATGAGGTCTGCGAAATGTAAAGTCATCCGGGTTGTCTCCTATAGCATGACGAACAACAACGTCAGACCAATCAACGTCTGATCTTTCCATGACCTTAATCATATTAGAAACTTCAGCCGGAATAGTTCCTCTTTCTTTAGCCTGTCGTACTGCTTGGAATATCTCTTCGTTAATGTCAGCCTCTTCAGACTTCAATTGTTCCGGAGACATTTCTGTAGCTTTGTTGCCCTCTATGTTTCCCCAAGACTGAGGCTTGTACTGAGGTTCGCCTGTACTCTCTCCTTGCCCTTGCCCATCCTGTGGCTTTTGTTTGTTGGAATTGTTTGCAGAAAATATTTCATTGTAAATTTTTTCTGCCATCCAACCATTAAACTTTGGATCAATCAAAGCACCTTGAGGCAAGGTTAATCCGGACTTTTTTATTATTGGATTGATAGCAAAATCACATGCCATATTCCAAATCTGTGGATCACGATCCCCTTGTCTTAGATGATGCTTAAAGCCTCTATGCATAGCCTCATGAACTAATACACCTTTAAGATCGCTATCACTTAGCTCTTCAGTAAATTCTTTGTTGTAAAAGATATCCTTACCATCAGTTGCCATCGTGTCTATGTCATCCTTATTAATGATCTGCATCTTCACTAATATACAGCCATAAAAAGAATGTCCTTTTTCTTCTACATCCCAAGCTAATTGTATTCTTGCTTTTGAAAACCTTGTATTTAAATCAATCATTATGATCCCCTGTAAAAAGTTACGTAAAGTTTTGCCTACTCAAGCAAGCACCTAAGTAGGCAAGAGTTAATTAAAGCAGTAAGTCTTTTAAACTGCCTTTTGATCCAAGCACCTGTCTTACTGCCGGAGATTGAACCAAAGTCTTATTTCTTGTGATCGCATCCTTTAACATAAATGCCATGAACTCCTGTTCCGGTATTCTTTGAATGTATTGAAGAATAGGATCAGCATTGTCTTTTGTCATCTTCACACCTAAAGAACCACATAAGGCATAGAGAACTCCACGATCTTCCGGTACTGCTGTATTCATAGGATCAGAAATGATCTTATCAAAGTCCGGCAACTTATCATGTAGCTTTATGTGAGCCATAAGACTAGCAGATGCGACAGCACCAATTTGACCATCAAGACAGCCTCTTAAAGTAAGGTTGTCTAACTTGAGACCAAGGATAACACCGGCTCTTTCAATTGATCTAGGTGTTGAGTTATTGTCCTGTGATGCATCAAATTTATGAATGAACTGATCGTCAAACTTTAACCAAGAATTGATCCTGTGATCCACACCATTTTTAGCATAGTATTCAAGAACGTCATCTGTGTTTGCCTCGACATCAAGATAAGTAAATCTGTCTCTCAACTGTGATGGCAATTTGTTTGATCCGGCTCTATCTGACAGGCGATTTCCGGCACTTACTACCATCCATCCTTTAGGTAGGTAATGCTCCCCTAATCTTCTCTCATCAACAAGCTGACCTAGAATATTCATAGACATAAGAGTTGCCTGTGCAACCTCATCAACAAAGATAATTCCATAGCCATCAAGAGGCATAAAACTTGGTCTAAGCCTCTTCATTGTCTCGCCATCCTTAGAGGCAACTAACCAACCGGCAATCTCTGAGGGATCATATTGAGCAAGAGAAAAATTTATTAATCCTAGCTCATCCCCTTTGAAATCCGGGAACATTTTTTTAACAGCTTTGACTATTAACTCATCAGACAGCAATTGATAAACAACACTTGTTTTACCAATACCAACACCACCATTCATATATGGTATTAGATAGTCTTGCTTGTTGGCTGTATCGCCTAGATTGTAGTTGTGAATTAACATTGCTTGAATTGCATTTTTTACATTTGATAATCGCATTTACTTACTCCATTTTTTGTTAAGTTTGTTTCGCAGAAATTTTTTGTACTGACCTTTTTTCTTGTCTTGTTTCATAATAGGATCGTCTGCATTATCCCAATCAGCTTTTAATTCTTCTAAGTATTTTTTAATAAAACTTTCATACTCATTGCCAAATCTTTCAACAGCCATTTTTAATACTTGCTCGTTTGTGCTGTCTTCTAATTGTTCATGAATAAGAACTTTTATATCTTGTTGATCATTCCAATATTTAGGATATTCCACTTCAGTTCCTACTGTGAAATATTGATTTTTAAATCTACTCATAAAAGCACTCCTAAATTAGTATCTAAATTGGCAAGCCTTGCAGAAAAATAAGCAAGTGTAAAAGCAACACATAACCATTTAAACAAATCTAAAACTTCTTTTAAAAAAGATATAAAATCTTCTTTATTTCGTTGTTGAATTCTATTCATTCTTTGTCTCCATTTTTGATGATAGTAATGATAGTAGGGGAATAAATCCCCTACCAACCTAACCAAATGTTTTGACCATTTCATTTACATGATCATTTTCTTCTATTGCCTCATCAATAGCCTTTCTTCCGGCATCAGCTATATTGAACTTGGCTACTAGATCGTTTGAGAATTGATCAAGCTCTGCCTGTGTCATAATCAAACCATCTCTTTGCTTGCCTGTCTTAGTTTTAAGACCACACAGCTTATCAATGATCTGATCTAGAGGAGACTTAACATCCTCGCCCTTGTTATGACTTATAAGTTTTGCTTGCGAGGTTATGCCTAGCTCATCAAACAAATCTATAACAAACTCTTTAGTACAGTTTGATTTAGGTAAATCATGCTTTGCACAAAACAAAACACAATTTCTTTTGAACAGATCGCTTTGAGTATCTGTCATGTTACAGGCTGTCACTAAGGTAGTTAGTATTTCTGTACTTGATGCCTCAGAAATATTCGCTGTGTCGTTCCTTGGTACTGATGCAACAACAGGCATTAAAGTTGCAAACTGATCGACCTTTATATCGCTCATCTCAGTAGCATTATTTTTATTTAAGCCTTTAAGGCTAACATGTCTCGCCTCTTGTGTGGCTAACTGCTTGGCTATGTCGTTTGATATTATTGATTTTTTAAGCATCGTCTTGATCTCCTTGGTTGGTTTGATTTGTTGATTTATTATATCCTTGTCAATAATTGGATTGACTAGGTCTCTTCTTAAATATCGATAGATTGATTTGAAACAATCGCCATGAGATTTGCTGTGAGTTTTAGCAAACCTTTTTATTTTAGGTGCTTGGATACGTTGCACTAAATGACTGACCTCATGACTGACTGTTATTAAATATGCATGATTTAAATTGAGACATTTTCTGCCCCCAATTTGAGGATCACTATCAAAGTTTTTATACTCTCTCTGATAATGTTCTTCATCTATATGCTGATAATAACTAAGGTTAAACTGCATAGCTGATACTGTATTATTTCTTCCATGTTTAACATATGTGGCATTAGCAGATTTATTTACGATCCTTGTAACAGCCACAGCCTTATCAACATCTGATGTAGTAATGTTTAGCTCATACTCTTTTTTCTTGAGGTGGTTCATACACTTACGAACCATTTTCTTGATTGTATTTGTATGGGCAGTAATTTCTTTTTTAGAATAATTATGTTTCTGCATTTGGTAACTCCGGTTTGTTTGTTTTTATTCCAATACAAAGAGCAATAATTACTGCTCAATGTTTCGACCTCTTTAGGTCTCGTCAGTTGGACTTTTTAATTCGTCAAGCAAAATGAAATAATCAAATAATTCGTCAGAAAAATATGAGACTGCTTTATCCCATTGTTTTGATAGCCTGTTGATTGGTGTATAATACCAACCACCATGAGTTTCAGCTCCTCCTTGAACTGCATAGTCTCTGAACTTTCTTTCATGTTTTGAAATATTAATTATTCCATCAACTATTTGCATGACGTAATGCAACCTATAAACATATTTGAAGTTCGTGTGTTTGGTGGTTCTCGTTTCATTCATGATTTCTTTTTTGATTACTTGTCTCATGTTACAGCTCCTGTTGATTATTTACTTGATTTTTTAGCCATTGCTAAAATTATGCCATGATAGGTATCAGATGCACTTACTTGACTTTGACAGTTCTGTCTCAGTATAGGCATTAGATAATCCATTGAGTTATACAACTCATCAAACTTAGCTTTTTGATTGTCTGTCATTTATGAACTCCATTGTTAATTACTATTTCACTCTTTCGAGATCATCAGACCAAATACACATTTGATT